AAGTCATTAATTAATAAAAAGAAGAATGTAAAAGAAGGTTTCTCAAACTGGAGACAAGACCTTTCTGAGGTTATGGATGATATTGAGGCAAACAAACAGATTAAAGAAAAGAAGGTTAATAATAAAATTAAAATTAACCCAGAGATGAAAGAAGCAGTTGAACAACTGGGTGGTGAGTTAGTTGAGATGGTTGAGCTTGATGAGAAAGCTTATAGAGGTCTTGGAGTTGGTAGAGTTGAAAGAGTAAGTAGTGGTTCTTATCAGGCACCAGAAACTACTGGATCGACCGCTAAGAGAAAGCCTAAAACTGAAACCAAACCAGTTGAAACTAAGAAACCAGCAGCACTTCCTCCAGAACAAGGTAGACGTGCTAGAAAGAGAAGAAAGGGTAGTCCTTCATATGCTGAGGTAAAGGCTCAGATTGATGCAAAAGAAAAGTCAAAAAAACCAAGAAAATCAAAGAGAAGTAGATTAGATAGTTTATTATCTTCTATCAGAAATGAAGAGGTTAGTATTGAAGAAAAAATGAACATGAAAAAATCTGAGATGGGCGATGTGATCAAAGATTTTTATAAGTCTGATGCTCCTCAATTTAAAGGAAAGTCAAAGGAAAAGCGTCGTGAGATGGCAATTGCAGCTAAGTTGACTGCCGAACGTGGTGGTAGAAAACTTGGAGAAGACCTTGTTACTGAAAAGGATGAAAAAATAGAAGCAAAGTTCAAGGGTGCTAGAACTCCTTTCTTACTTGATAAGTTCAGAAAGGAACATCCTGGTTCTCGTCAAGAGAAGAAAGAAAGAGGTGCTAAAGAAACTCCAGAAGAAAAACAAAGCCGCTTAACTAACAGACAAGTAAAAAGAGCAGTAAAGTACGGTCTCACCAAAAAAGAAAAGGGTGAAACACAAGGGAGAGAAAAGTATTACTCCTCAAGAGACTGATAAATAACCTCCTCTTAATCAACTTTTTTTCTAAATAGTTGCATACCAATATCGGAGGTTATTATGTCTCTCGCAGTTATCTTGGCATGGGCAAAAGCAAATGAAGCTGCTATTGCTACCATTCTTTTCGTTATCTCTGAATTCTTGGGTGCTAACAATAAGTTGAAGTCAAATGGACTTGTTTCATTTGTTCTTCTCCAAGTACAACAACACCTTAAAAAGAAAGGAGCAGTTGATCCTACTCCTTGATAAAATAGATGAAAAATCTTAAAGGGACTCTTAAATACGAGGGTCTCTTTTTTTATAAATATTTTTAGCAAATAATTTTTTTACGGAAGAAAGACATGGCACTCTGGGGAAATAATGATGCAAAGGGTTCTGGTGGTACAGTATCACTTAATTATACTACCCTTGTTGTAACTGGATCAGGCACTACTTTTGGTCAAGTTGGTGCTGCAGCTACTGGAGACGTAATTCGTTTCGGACCAAGAGGTGAAATTGGAAATGCTGTGGTTGTTGGTATCGCAAGCACAACTCAGTTGTCTATTGCATCTACGATGGGTCTCAGTGGTGCTTCTATTGCTGCTACTACTTTTTATGTTAGTGAACTTCCTAAGTATACTGTTTTAGATTCTCGTTGGTCTGAAATTAATACTAATTATGAACCACACATCTATGGAGTTGCTGATGGTGGAATTAATGCAGCTCAGTCAACTTCATACGCTCTTACTCATGCTGGTTGGGTTGGAGTTACAACCTACAATGATTCAACTGGAACATTAAGAGTTAAAACTGAAACCCTTGTTGCAATGTCAGGAATTACAACTGGCAATCTTCCAATTTATGATCAGGATCCAACTGTCGCATGATAATATATGATTTTCAATGAACTGAATGAGGACAACTTCCTCCTTTTTGCTATTAAGAACTATGAGAATCCTCAGGCAGTTACCAAAGAAGATTTTGATAAAGACTTAAATCATTTCAAATACATCAAAAGACTTTTGAAACGATATAAGAATACGGGGGAACTTAAGGTTCCCCTTTTGATCAATCACTTTATTGTTTTGTATAATATTTTTGGTGAAGCAGCAACACCAATGTTATTTTTCAAGATAGAAAAAGATTATTGGTCTGTTATGAAAACTTTTATTTTATTTTTGAGTAAAATGCCTGAGTATCCAAAAGGCTATATTCATGACATTCCAGTTGATTTGAACTGTTTAAAAGAACTTCAGAAAATCTTTAAGCAAAATGAACAAACTTGATAGAATTATTCAAATGATTCGTGAGCAAATGGTTGCGAATGCTCCTGGTGCTTCTGGTGGATTTAGTGCTTCTGCAGATCCTATGGGTCCAGTTGCTGGATATGACACCAAAATGACGAAGAAAGGTAGAAAGTATATGAAGGGTCCGGGAAGAAAAGTCTGGTCAGATTACCTAAAAACCTCCAATGGCCGAAGAAATTAAAGTAGCTATCTTAGAACAGAAGCTAGAAGACGTTAAGGACATTATCATCAAGATAGATGATGCTATTGAAAAGTTAAGTGAAGTAAATAGTAATGTAACTAAGATGCTCGCCGTCCATGAGCAAAGGATCACCAAGCAAGAGGAAACCGACTCTATACTCTTTACTAAAATTGACAAACTCCGTGATAAAGTTGACAGGGATTATGACGCACTTGTGTCACGAGTACAAACGATAGAAAAAAGAGTCTGGTCGGCCATCGGTGCTATTGCTTGTATCACATTTATTATGAACAATACCCGTGTCATAGAAATCTTGACACCTTCTGACCAAAGTTCTATAATGGAGCACAGGAACTTTAAGGTTTGATTATGGATTTTGTTGATGTTAAGTACATCAATTTGATTTCTTCACGACTTCAAAAATTTAAAAGAGTAAAGAATAATCTATACAATTTTCGTTGTCCTATCTGTGGTGATTCTCAAAAGAATAAAACTAAAGCAAGAGGATATCTATATCAAGTAAAGAATAATACAAACTTTAAATGTCATAACTGTGGATTGAATATATCTTTCAATAATTTTCTAAAGCAAGTAGATATCAATACACATAAACAATATACTTTTGAAAAATTTAAAGAGGGAACTACTGGTAGAAACTTTGTTGTCGATGAACCAGAGTTTAAGTTTGAGACTCCAAAGTTTAAACCAAAGTTAGATTTACCTAAAGCATCAGAAAATCCTGAAGCAAAAACATATCTAGAAAAGAGAAAATTAAACCCACATAAATTTTATTACACTGAAAAATTTAAGGAGTGGACCAACTCCCTAAAACCTACATTTGACTCCACTGTTAAAGATGAACCAAGGATTATTATTCCTTTGTTTTATCAAGATACCTTAGTCGGATTTCAGGGTAGGGCACTCGGTCCCAACAAGATTAAATACATTACTGTGATGCTTACTGATGACGCGCCAAAAATCTATGGTCTTGATGAAGTCCAAAAAACTGAAACTGTCTACATCACCGAAGGGCCCTTCGACTCAACTTTCATTCGCAACTCGATTGCTCTTTGTGGAGCTGATGGTGATCTTGATAAGTGGGGTATTCGCAATCGGGTTTGGATCTATGATAACGAACCACGCAATTCAGAAATTGTCAGACGAATCCAATCTAAAATTGAGAGTGGAGAGTCCGTCGTCATTTATCCAAACTCAGTAGTTGAAAAAGACATTAATGATATGGTTCTATCTGGACTTGATGTTCAATCCATGATAGAATCTAATACTTACTCTGGTTTAGAAGCAAAACTCAAATTTACCACCTGGAAGAAAATATGAGCAACGGTTTAAAGGTTCAAAAGAGAAATGGGTCAATTGAAAGTATTGACCTTGATAAGATGCATGTGATGGTTGAAGAGTCTTGTAGAGGTCTTGCAGGAGTATCTGCAAGTCAAGTTGAGATGAAGTCTGGTATTCAATTTTATGATGGCATTACCACTGCAGAGATTCAAGAGATTTTGATTCGTAGTGCTAGTGATCTAATTGATCTTGATCATCCAAATTATCAATTTGTTGCTGCACGTCTTCTTTTGTTTTCGGTTCGTAAGCAACTTTACGGAAAGATGAAGGATCTTCCAACTCTGGAGCAACACATTATTGATTGTGTTTCTGCAGAAGTTTATGATTCAGATATCTACAACAAGTATTCTCAAGAAGATATTGCTCGAGCTGATTCATTTATTGATCATGATCGTGACTTTCTGTTCACTTATGCTGGTTTGCGTCAGGTAGTAGATAAGTATCTTGTACAAGATCGTAGTGGTGGTGGAGTATATGAGACTCCTCAGTTCATGTATATGCTTATTGCTCTGACTATCTTCGCAGAGTATCCAAAAGAAACCAGAATGTCATATGTCAAGAGGTATTATGACGCAATCTCCAAACACAAAATCAACATCCCGACTCCCATCATGGCAGGAGTTAGAACGCCACTTAGACAATTTGCTAGTTGTGTTCTTGTTGATGTTGATGACACCCTCGATTCTATCTTTAGCTCTGATATGGCTATTGGTCGATACGTTGCACAGAGGGCGGGAATCGGCATCAACGCTGGTAGGATCCGTGGCATCAACAGCAAAATCCGAGGGGGAGAAGTTCAACACACGGGTGTTGTACCATTTCTCAAGAAGTTTGAAGCAACTGTCAGATGTTGCACGCAGAATGGCATACGAGGTGGATCCGCGACAGTCCACTTCCCAATCTGGCACCAAGAAATAGAAGATATTTTAGTTCTTAAGAATAACAAGGGAACCGAAGATAATCGTGTTCGTAAACTTGATTATTCCATTCAAATTAGCAAGTTGTTCTATGAAAGGTTTATTCAAGACGGTGAGATCACGCTTTTCTCTCCACACGATGTCCCTGGACTTTATAATAGCTTTGGACTCCCTCAGTTTGACGATCTCTACGTTCAATATGAGAACGATCCGACCATTAAGAAAAAAACTATTAAAGCGCAAGAACTCATCCTTAACCTTCTTAAGGAACGTGCGGAAACGGGTCGTATCTACATTATGAATCTTGATCACTGCAACTCTCACTCATCCTTCAAGGATAAGATTGAGATGAGCAATCTGTGTCAAGAAATCACTCTTCCAACATATCCTATTCATCATATTGATGATGATAATGGTGAGATTGCTCTTTGCATTCTTTCTGCTATCAATGTTGGTAAAGTAAAGTCTGATGAAGAACTTGAAGAACTTTGTGACCTTTCCGTTCGTGGACTGGATGAACTGATTGACTACCAGAAGTATCCTGTACGTGCTGCAGAACTTGGTACAAAGGCACGTAGGTCCCTAGGAATCGGTTATATTGGTCTGGCTCATTATCTTGCTAAACTGGGTTATTCTTATGACTCTCAGGAAGCATGGGATGCCGTTCATGGTCTCTCCGAATCCTTCCAGTATTATCTTCTGAAAGCGTCGAATCAACTTGCAAAAGAGAAAGGACACTGTGAGAACTTTGGTCGTACCAAATATGCTGATGGCATCCTTCCCATCGATACTTACAAAAAAGATGTAGACGAAATCTCTTCAATTTCATACGAGCATGATTGGGAAACTCTTAGGGCATCTATCCTGGAACATGGACTCAGGCACTCAACACTGTCCGCACAGATGCCATCGGAGAGCAGTTCCGTTGTGTCAAACGCAACTAATGGAATCGAACCTCCTCGTGGATTCTTGTCCATTAAGAAATCCAAGAAAGGTCCTCTTAAGCAAATTGTTCCACAGTATGCTACACTGAAGAACAACTATACTTTGTTGTGGGACATGAAGAGTAATGAAGGTTACATTAAGATTGTCGCTATGATGCAAAAGTTCTTTGACCAAGCTATTTCAGGTAACTGGAGTTATAATCCTGAGAACTATGATGATAACGAAGTACCAGTTTCTGTGATGGCAAATGACTTCTTGACTACATACAAGTACGGATGGAAAACTTCTTACTATCAGAATACCTACGATATTAAGACCGATGAGGTGATTGAAGAAAAGAAATCCGAATTGGAAAATCTAATTAATGAGTTAAGTTCAGTAGAGGAGGGAGAGTGTGAATCCTGTGCAGTTTAAAATTTCTTCTACGGAAGAATCCACTTCTATCAAAGGAATGACAGTTTTTAACACTGAAAAGGTTGATACTAAAAAACAACCTATGTTTTTTGGTAAACCACTTGGTGTTCAGAGATATGATTCATACAAATATCCTATATTCGACAAACTGACCACTCAACAATTAGGATACTTCTGGAGACCCGAAGAGGTGTCTCTCCAGAAGGATCGTGGAGATTATCAAACTCTACGTCCTGAGCAGAAGCATATCTATACTTCTAATCTGAAGTATCAGATCATGCTTGATTCTGTTCAAGGTCGTGGACCTGGAATGGCATTTATTCCTTATTGTTCTTTACCAGAACTTGAAGCATGTATGGAAGTATGGGGATTTATGGAGATGATCCATAGTCGTTCCTATACTTACATTATCAAGAACGTATACTCAGATCCTTCTGAGGTGTTTGATACTATCATCAGTGACAATCGTATTCTTGAACGTGCTAAGAGTGTAACTGAATCGTATGATGACTTTATTCAATCAGCACAACAGTATGGTGTATCTGATACTTGGTTACACAATCTTGAAGGAGTTTCATACGCAAAAGAAACAATTAACGATGTTAAAAGAAAACTCTATAGAGCAGTCGCAAACGTTAACATTCTTGAAGGTATTAGGTTCTACGTTAGTTTTGCTTGTAGTTTCGCATTCGGTGAACTTAAGCTTATGGAGGGATCCGCTAAAATCATCTCTCTTATCGCAAGAGACGAAAACCAGCACCTAGCCATTACTCAAAACATTCTGAACAAGTGGCGTGATGGTGATGATCCCGAAATGAAACAGATCGCAAAAGAAGAAGAAGAGTGGGTTTATGCGATGTTTGATCGTGCTGTAAACGAAGAAAAGAGATGGGCAGATTATCTGTTCAAAGATGGCAGCATGATCGGACTAAATGATAAACTTCTTCAGCAATATGTAGAGTGGATCGCAAATAGAAGACTCAAATCAATTGGGTTAAAGCCCCAATACGATATTTCAGCAAACAATAATCCACTTCCTTGGACTCAGCACTGGATTTCCTCTAAAGGTCTCCAGGTGGCTCCCCAGGAAACGGAAGTAGAAAGTTATGTGGTTGGTGGTATAAAACAAGATGTAAAGAAAGATACCTTTAGTGGTTTCAAACTTTGATAGATAGAGGAGGTAACACTCCTCTTTTTTTATAAATATTTTTAAATCTGGTATATTAAATGAATAGTAGAGAATATTCTGAACTGCAGAAATTATATTCAAATATTATAAATGAATATGATGAGGCCAAATCCGCAGCTTCTGCTGAAAAAAATCTCCAACATTCATTTAATAGACCTGGATCTCAAGCTCCTGGATATAAGTATAGTGGAAGGATGGCACCGAACAGAAATGGTTCTGGTCAAGTTCCTGAACAAAAGAGAGTACAACAAGATTTAAAAGCAGCCACTCAAAGATCCCAACAGAGGCAATTACAAATGAACTCCTACGACCCGTTTGAAATAGTTAAAAATCATCTTCTAGATGAAGGATATGCCAGTGATGAAAGATCAGCTTTTGCGATCATGGCAAGTATGAGTGAGGGTTGGAAACAAAGTATCCTTGAGATGGATGATTTTGCAGCTGGTGGTGGTAATGCAAAGATGAAAGCAACTGGTATGACCAAGGATCAAGTCATCTCACTCGGAAAGAAGAATCTGGCAGCTAAACCATCTTCATCTTCATCTTCTTCTGGAAAATCATCAGGATCTACTTCATCTGATGCTGTTAGAGATCGTTTAGCATCTAGAGATAAGTATCGTGATACTGTAAATCAAGCAAGTGCTGCTGGTGTAAGAGGTCCTGTTGGATTACTAAGAAAGCAAGCCGCTCAAGATCAAGAAGCAAAATTTAATGCATATTATGATAAACAAAGAAATGATCCTTACTACAAAATAAAATCATTCAAAGATATACCAGGAACATTCAAAAACGGTTAAACATAGATAGAGGAGGTAACACTCCTCTTTTTTATGCCTAAGAATCAACTGACTAAAGACGAAATAAAAGTTCGTGTATTAAAATTAAAAGATAGATTGCATAAAGACCAACCAAGTTGGGACTCCAAAGGACTTGCCCATAAATACCTGAACGAAGTTCTTGATATCATTGATGAGTACAGATATTGACTATGAAAATCCTTGGACCTACAATGGAAAAGAATTTGGTTCGAGTGATATTCTGGATTATTTTGGTTTTGTATACCATATTCATTGCAACACAACTAATCGCGACTATATTGGTAGAAAATATTTCTGGAGCTTCCGCACTCCGAGAGGAAAGTCTAGAAAGGTTAAGGCAGAATC